GAATGTCTGGTGTAATATCAGGCGCTGGTGGAATCATAGGTGGATTGGCTCAATCCACAGGTAAATTTTCTGATTTGAATACAGTGACTGCCATTATGATAGATTCATTCACTTCACTAACGTCTGCTATTCCTTTGGCTGGAACGGCACTAACTGCATTTGGGGATGTAGCCAAGGTGCTGTTTGAGTTTAACAATCAAGTAATGGATGATACTATAGAAAGTTTTTACACTCTGTCTGGGGCAGGATTTGGTTTACAAAATGATTTGTTGGAGCTGGCCGCTTCTGCTAGAGCAGGCAATTTAAGTTTATCATCTTTGACAGAAAATATAATGAACGCACAACAAGGGGTGCTAGTGCTAGGTGGTAGTTTTGATGCAGGCGTGAAACGTTTTACATCAATACAAGCCATGCTGAGAGATGAAGAAGGTGATTTTGCACGAGCATTGAAAGGCTTTGGTTATGGTGCTGAAGAAACTGCTGACTTCTTAGCACAATTTCTACAAGACCAAAGATCATCATTAGCAATTAGAAACATGAGCGAAGACGAACTTGCACAACGGTCGTTCCAGTATGCAAAAAATTTAAGGATCATATCAGAGTTTACAGGACAAGAAGTGGATGACATGAGAGCCGCCAGGGCTCAGATAGCGGCGGATGGTGCATTCCAATCTAAACTACAACAAATGCGTCTCAATAACATGAGCAAAGAAGCCGCGGCAATAGAAGAATTGGTAGCGTCATTACCAACAGATGCGGCCAAACAGGCGGCAATCGAATTGTTCACATTTGGTGGTTCAGTAACAGAACAATCAGCACTGTTCAATCAGATTGCTCCAGAATTCCAAGCAAGTGTTGAGCAACTGTTTGCTGACACATTAGCAAAAGGGCAATTTGTAATAGATGATAACGAAGCGTATGCTTCAACAGTAAAAGCCATTGCAGACATTTCAACTAATGCTGGTAATTTAGAAGTAGGTACTTTTGCAATGTTGGGCCAATCAAATGCATTGTCCGATATAATTGCAAACACTGTGGTGCAGGCAAGCAATATCAACGCAATCTTAGACAGAGGCGGAAGTGTGAGAGACGCAGTAGACTCACTTGGTACAATAACAAAAGATACTAATGATCAAATTGCTGGAGTAAACATTAGCGATTTTAACGATAAACTTATAACCTTAGCAACTGCTTTAGAAAGTGTTGGTCCAGACATCCAAAAAGCAATATTAGAAAATATGGAGCCTTTAACAGTGCTTCAGCTATCGGCGGCACAAGGACTAGTAGATGTTATTAATGACACTAAATCACTACTTGAAGAAAGCTTCAAAAAGTCTTTTGAAAATTTAGCGCCAGGTTCAGCTTCTACAATGGATTTTTCAGGCGGACTTATATATGATGATGTATTAAACTTTTTGCTGAGTCCATTATTTGGAGTAGGCGGTACAAACTATGCAGGTATGGATGTAGGACTACTAGATTACGTTCCAGGGATCACCACCGAAGATGTTGGCGGTGCTACTGGTTTTGGCGAAAGACTACTTAAAGATCTATACAGCTTGGCCTTCGGAGGCAATGGAAAAGCTTCTGGCGGACGTGTAGGCGGTGGATTGTATATGGTAGGAGAACGTGGTCCTGAACTGTTGAGAATGGATCCTGGATCATCTGGTCATGTGTACAGCAACGCAGTTACCACTGCTATGGCAACACCAAGATATGCAGGCGGCCCAGTGATGGGTGATCTAGACATTGGATCAACAGCAAGCACAGCCACAGCAGAAACACAAGAAAGTTCAGCATTACCAAGCATGCAGAGAGGTGCATACACAGGAACAACCAGTTTTGCAAACGAATTGAAGAATGGTTTGATGCCGATTGCAAATGTAGAAGCAGAAATGAAAGCTATGAGAAGAGACATTAAGAACTTAATGACAAAGGTTTTGACAGCAAATGGTCACTTTTAACTTTAAATACTTGCAATCATATCAAAAGGAACGTATAATATAAGTCATGAGTTGGAAAAAATATTTTAATCTAGTCAAACCAGACGGTAGTTTATCGCCAGTGTCTGGATCAAACACAGCGTCAAGCCCTGGTGCAACAGTGGGCCGTAGAAACTACACATCATATCTGCCTGAAGTGTACACAGGACACTCCAACAGAATGGAACGCTATTATCAATATGATCAAATGGATCAAGATTCAGAAGTGAATGCGGCATTGGATATCATTGCAGAATTTTGTACACAAAAAAATAAAAAAACAGAAACACCTTTTGACATACACTTTCATGACAATCCAACAGAGTCAGAAGCATTAATTTTAAAAGATGCAATTCAACAATTCACAGCATTGAATGATTGGAACAGAAGAGTTTTTAGACTGTTCCGTAACACATTAAAATATGGAGATTCGTTTTTTATACGAGATCCTGAAACACAAGAACTTATTCATGTGCATGCACAGAAGTGTGACAAAATAATTGTTAACGAAAGCAAAGGCAAAGAGCCAGAACAGTATGTGTTTAGAGATCTAAATTTAAATTTAGAATCATTGTCAGCGTCACAACTGACTGCCAATGTAACTTATTCATCTCCAGGCTCATCAGCAGTATCTGATCAAGGATATGGTCAAACCAAAGGTGGCCAATACACTGGACCTGGATCATATGGCTCAGGCTCAGCAGGTAGATTCCAAACATCAGTGAATCAATCGGCCGTTGATGCCAATCATGTTGCACATGTTTCACTGTCAGAAGGACTAGACACTAACTTTCCTTTTGGTACATCAATACTTGAAACTGTGTTTAAAACATTTAAGCAAAAAGAATTACTTGAAGATGCAATTATAATTTACAGAGTACATAGAGCACCAGAACGTAGAGTGTTTTATATCGATGTTGGAAACATGCCAACACACATGGCGATGGGATTTGTTGAACGTGTTAAAAACGAAATACACCAAAGACGTATTCCAAGTATATCAGGTGGACAGAATCACATAGATGCATCTTACAATCCGTTGTCAATTAATGAAGATTATTTCTTCCCAACCACAGCAGAAGGTAGAGGATCAAAAGTTGAAACATTGCCAGGTGGTACAAACCTTGGTGAAATTGATGATTTAAGATACTTTACTAATAAGTTGTATCGTGCTTTGCGTATTCCATCAAGCTATTTGCCAACAGGACCAGATGATGGAGCAAATCCACAATATTCAGACGGCAGAGTTGGCACTGCATACATTCAAGAATTAAGATTCAACAAGTATTGTGAAAGATTACAAGAAATTGTAGTTCCTCCGTTGAACACTGAGTTCAAATTGTTCCTTAAAAACAGAGGCATCAACATTGATACATCACTGTTTGATATTAAATTTACTACACCACAGAATTTTGCCGCTTACAGACAAATCGAGCTGGACAATCAACGTGTAAATGCGTTCACACAGATTGAGCAAGTGCCTTATTTGAGCAAACGTTTTGCACTGAAGCGTTTCTTAGGACTTTCAGAAGAAGAAATGGCCCAGAACCAAGTTATGTGGTCTGAAGAAAAAGGAGAATCGCGTGATGATGCGGCTAAAGGAGCAGATCTACGTGATGTAGGTGTGACAGGTGGCGGTATTGACACTGACATCGCAGGAGAAACACAACCAACACCAGATGATGTTCCAGGTGACGAACTAGATACAGGCGAAGAAGGCGATCTAGTTGCGGCAGATGAAGGCGACGAATAAAGTAAATACACACATGCAACTGTTAGAATTTTTTTCCGCTGTCGATGAAGACAGATATCAAACACTGAAAGACAAAACTCGTTATGATATGGAGAATGATACTCGCAAATCAAAACTGACACTTGAAATGATCAACCAGTTGCGATTATCTGTGCAAGCAAGACGCAATGAAAAAAGAACAGCAATGGAACTGTACAAAAAAATGTATGGCGGATCAATTGCTGATGTGGCTGAACCTACCCTTTAATAACTATTAACTGAAATGGCTGGAAGACGTACAATCATGAGGATTGAGGCTTACAAAGCATATCTTAACGGACATACTAAGTTTGCCGCCCTCAATAAAAACAATATTAACGTTGATGCATATCTTGATGCAGACATGAAGGCCAATGCCAAAGAAAATTTACAAAAATTAGAAGAAATTTACAAGAAAAGCAAAATACGTCCACAGCGTGTACCTACAGAACCTATTCCAAGTAAAGATATAGAATACAAACCTGTGGGTGATGTGTGCTTTATTATTGCAAATGGAGAATCAAGACGTGATTTTGATCTACACAAACTGAAGGACAAAGGATATGTGATGGGTATGAATGTATTGCCAATTGTAGAAGACTTTTGGCCAGACGCACTAGTGGCTGTTGACATTGCAACAGTAAAATATATCTGTGATCGTGATGTACCTGACAAACTAGAAATGTGGACATACCCACGTGGCAGTATCAAAGACACAAGACCCAAAAGAATAGCCAAAGATTGGGGGTGGTCATCAGGTCCAACGTCCACTAGAATAGCACTAGAATACAAAAAGTTTCAAACACTGTACATTCTAGGCATGGATTTCTTTGGTATTACTGTAGAAGGCAAGATAAGTGAGTCTAAAGGACGCCGACTTAATAATATGTACAAAGGCCAAGACCGCTATCGCAAAGCAAATTCAGACAGAACGTACTTTGGCAACTGGTTAAATCAGATGCTGATGAACACATCTACGCACAGCAACGCAAAATTTTACCATGTAGTATTAGATGGACAGCAATCTCCCAATAAATTAGCTCAAAAAAAGAATTGGATTGATATCACTTACGAAAAATTCGAAGAACATTTGAGTAAAATGCCTAAAATAGCCAAAAAGACCCCTTAAAAGGTTCTTATCCCTTTACATTGTTAAATAAAGCTACAAAAGGAGACTAAAATCATGTCAAAATTTGAAAAACTACTCGACTTGCTAGTCAACGAGAACAAGGATGAGGCTGAAAAAGTCTTTCATGAAATTGTTGTAGAGAAATCAAGACAAATTTATGAAGGTATCCTTGCTGAAGAAGACAGCAAAGAAGAGGCAGAAGCAACTGATGAATCAGCTGACAAAGTTGAAGCTGACGAAGTTGAAGAAGCAAAAAACGACGAAGACACTGATGCAGACGCAGTTGAAGAAACTGAAGAGCCTGCAGAAGCTACAGAAGAAACTGTTGAAGAAATCGGCGGTGACGCAACTGACGATTTACTAGCAGACATCGAAGCAGAAGCTGAAGGTGACGACATGGATCACATGGACGACGAGCCAGAAGCAGAAGCTGATGCTGAAACTGAAGAAGTTTTTGAACCATTAGAAAAAGAACTAGACGCTCTAAAAGCTGAATTTTCAAAAATGATGGATGACAAACCTGAAGAAGCGGATGAATCAGTTGAAGACACAGTTGAAGAACCAGCTGAAGAATCTGCAACGTTAGAATCAGCAGACAAAATTGTTAAAGAGTACGCAGAAATGGTTAAAGACGGCCATGGAGCAGAAAAAATGGGCAGTGAAAAAGCTGTAGACAGCAAAAAAGCTGTTGTGGCTAACAAAAACAAGCCTATTAACAATGGTAAAGCTGTTAAATTTGACGAAGGTGGAGATCAAGGAAACGTAACACCAGCAAGTGCAAAGCCAATGGGTACAAAATTTGCTAACTCAGGCGGACACAAGAATGTAAAAGGCGAAGCGTCTCCAAAACCAATGACAGTTGATACAACTAAATCAGCTTCACCGGTAGCAAGCAAGTAAGGAACTAGGATATGCAAACTCTCAGTGAACATCTTACATTTGACCAAGCACAAATGGTGATTGAGTCAAGCAAAGAAGGTAAAGATCTNTACATGAAGGGTATTTGTATTCAAGGTAACGTTAAAAACGCTAACCAAAGGGTGTATCCTACTTACGAGATCAACAGAGCAGTATCCAAACTATCCGATCAAATCGCTGGGGGCCAAAGTGTCCTCGGCGAAGTTGACCACCCAGAAGATTTAAAGATTAATTTAGATCGCGTTTCACACATGGTGTCAAGCATGTGGATGGAAGGACACAATGGATTTGGAAAATTAAAGATTTTACCCACTCCGATGGGTAAATTAGTAGAAACTATGTTACAATCAGGCGTAAAATTAGGCGTATCAAGTAGAGGCTCAGGAAATGTTGACGAAGGAAGCGGTAATGTATCTGAATTTGATATTATTACAGTGGACATTGTTGCACAACCAAGTGCCCCAAATGCCTATCCAACACCGATATATGAAGGNTTACTCAATATGAGAGGCGGCCATCAACTATTAGGCGTAGCAAAGGCAGTAAGGCACGACACAAAGGCACAAAAACATTTAAAAGAAGGAGTGATCTCTTTAATTAGAGATCTCAAATTGAAATAAGGAGAAAATCATGCTAGACGTAATCAAACAACTCCTTGACAAAGACCTGGTAAACGAAGAAACTCGTGCATCTATTGAAGAAGCATGGGAATCTAAATTAGCAGAAGTCAAAGAAGAAGCTAAGACTGAGGTCAGAGAAGAGTTTGCAAAGCGTTACGAACATGACAAGTCCGTTATGGTAGAAGCTATGGACCGATTGACAAATGAAGCACTCAAAAAAGAGATTGCAGAGTTTGTTGAAGACAGAAAACAACTGGCGGCCCAAAGAGTAATGTACAAAAGAGGCGTTAAACCACACATGGAAATGCTNCAGAAGTTCATTACAAAGCAACTAGCAAAAGAAATGACAGAGTTACAAAACGATAGAAAATCTGCCGCACAACAAATTAAAACTTTAGAAGCATTTGTTACAAAATCGCTTGCTAAAGAACTTAATGAGTTCGAATCAGATAAAAAATCAGTTGTTGAAACTCGTGTGAAACTAGTTAAAGAAGCAAAAGAAAAATTTGCTGAAATTAGAAACGCATTCATCAAGAAAGCAAGTAAAATTGTTGAGCAGGTTGTTAGTGAGAACATCACTAAAGAAATGACTCAGTTCAAAGATGACATTAAAGTTGCTAGAGAAAACAACTTCGGAAGAAAAATATTTGAAGCTTATACTTCAGAGTATTTGACTTCATACCTACATGAGACTTCGGAAATTCGTAAGTTACAAAGCAAACTTGCTGAAGCTGAAAGTAAAATTAGTGAAACATCTAAACTTCTTGAGTCTGAAAAAATTCAAAAGTCAAAAATTGAAAACAGACATAAGAGAGATAGAGTGTTAAACGAAATGTTACAACCTCTTTCCGGCGATAAAAAAGATGTAATGTCAAATCTGTTAGAAACAGTGCAGACAGACAACTTAAAGACTGCTTTCAACAAGTATCTTCCACATGTAATGAAGGATGCTAAGAAGGCTTCAATAATCTCAGAATCAAGAACAGAATCAACAGGCGACAAAAAGGCAAAACCACAGGCAAAAGAACAAGATGAGGATGTGATAAGCATCCGCAAATTAGCAGGTATTAACTAAGGAGAATAGAAAAATGACATCCCAATTGCTAGAACATAAATGGCAAGAAACCAAAACAGCACTTATGGAAGGTGTTACTGGTTCAAAAGCCAAAAACTTGGATGTGGTCCTTGAAAACACACGCAAATACCTGTCAGAGCAAGCAACTTCAGGCGCTACAATGGCGGGTAACGTTGCAACTCTGAACAGAGTTATTTTGCCAGTTATCAGAAGGGTCATGCCTACTGTAATCGCTAACGAACTGATTGGTGTACAACCAATGACAGGTCCAGT